TGATTTTAATAGTGCTTTTGGTAGTTCTTCGCTATTAGCTAACTGGAACGGTAATTATAACAGTGCGTTTGGATACATTGCCGGATCTACAAATAGCACCGGTTCATTCAATACCTACTTGGGTTATCGGGCAGATGCAAGTGCAAACAATTATAATAGTTCTACTGCTATCGGTGCAAATGCTCGTATTACCGCTAATAATCAAATTGTCCTAGGAACTTCCATGGAAACCGTTTCTGTACCAGGTACAATTACTGTTTCCAAGGATATCACGGTCAACGGGTTAACTGTTGGTAAGGGGGGGGGCAGCGTAACTTTAAACACCGTTTTGGGAGCATTAGCGCTATATTCTAACTCGTCCGGCAATAATAACACTGCGCTTGGTTACGCGTCGCTAAACGCTAATCAAATTGGCAATTATAATGTTGCTCTTGGTTATTATGCATTAGTAAATACTAGGGCAAGTAACAACACTGCAATAGGATCCAACGCAGGAGATACGAATATAACCGGTTCAAACAATACCTACTTGGGATATAATGCAGATGCAAATGCAAACAATTATAATAGTTCTACTGCGATCGGGTATAATTCCATAATTACCGCTAATAATCAAATTGTCCTAGGAACTTCCATGGAAACCGTTTCTGTACCAGGTGCAATTAGTGTTTCCAAGGATATCGCCGTCAATGGGGTAACTGTTGGTAAGGGGGGCGGCAGTTTAGGTAATAACACCGCTATTGGAGCAAGTTCGCTAGCGTCCAACACGACCGGCAATTATAACACTGCGCTTGGTGTAGCTCCGCTATATTATAACTCGACCGGTTTTTATAATACTGGTGTTGGTTATTATGCATTATTAAATACTAGGGCAAGTAACAACACTGCAATAGGATATTATGCGGGAACTACGAATAACACCGGTTCAAACAATACCTACTTGGGATATGGGGCAGATGCAAATGCATCCACTTATAGTAGTTCTACTGCTATCGGTGCAAATGCTATCATTACCGCTAGTAATCAAATTGTCCTAGGAAGGGCTACTGAAACCGTTTCTGTACCAGGTACAATTAGTGTTTCCAAGGATATCTCGGTCAACGGTATAACTGTTGGTAAGGGGGGCAACAGTGTAGCTATAAACACCGCTATTGGAGCAAGTGCGCTATATTCTAACTCGTCCGGCGATTATAACACTGCGCTTGGTGCATATCCGATGTATTATAACACGACTGGCATTCAAAATACTGGGCTTGGTGCATATCCGCTATATTATAACATGACTGGCTCTAATAATACTGGTGTTGGTTATTCTGCATTATTAAATACTAGGGCAAGTAACAACACTGCAATAGGATATTATGCGGGACTTACGAATAACACCGGTTCAAACAATACCTACTTGGGATATGGGGCAAATGCAAATGCATCCAGTTATAATAAATCTACCGCGATCGGGTATAATTCCTTAATTACTGCTAGTAATCAAATCGTCCTGGGAACTTCCATGGAAACCGTTTCTGTACCAGGTGCAATTAGTGTTTCCAAGGATATCACGGTCAACGGCCTGACAATTGGTGAAGGGGGCAACAGTGTAGCTACTAACACTGCGACTGGATATCTGGCGCTAGCGGCCAACTTGACTGACGTTAGCAATAATAGTGCGTTTGGAAACCAATCTCTAGGAACCAACACCACCGGCAGCAATAATAGTGCGTTTGGTTATTTTTCATTGCAAGCTAACAGTACTGGAACTAAAAACAGTGCGTTTGGAAGTAATGCACTCAAATCGTCCACCACCTCGCATTGTACTGCAATTGGGCACTTGGCACTAGGAGCTACTACTACTGGCGCTCAAAATACTGCGCTAGGATCTTCTGCCGGGGCTGCAAATATTACCGGTGCAAACAATACATTCTTGGGATATAATGCAAATACAAATGCAAACAATCACGGAAATTCTACTGCGATCGGAGCCTTTTCCGTAATTAGTGCTAGTAATCAGATTGTCCTAGGAACTTCCACGGAAACCGTTTATGTACCAGGAAAAGTGGGTATTGGAACGACTAATCCCAATTCCCAACTAGACGTTAGTGGTAATATCCATATTTATGGCGATTTATCGTTAAATGGTAATCTTACTGTATATCGGCAAACTACCTCCATTTTTACGACAGTTAATAATTATAATATTACTGTTACAAACGATCTGTCGTTAAATGGTAGCTTGACTTGTTCGGGAAATGTAAGTGCGAGTAGCTTGACTTCAACAAATGATATATCTGTCAATGGTATCACGGTTGGCAAAGGTAATTCGAACACATTATTTTGTACTGCGATTGGACACCAGGCATTATTAGCCAATAATGCTACCGGTTATTCTAATAGTGCTGTCGGTTATCAGGCACTAAGAAATAACACTACTGGTACTAATAATACTGCAATTGGAGTTCTGGCCGGCAATACAACTACTACTGGTTCAGCCAATACCTTCTTGGGTTATGGCGCAGATACAAATCTTGGCTCTTATAGTAACTCTACCGCTATCGGCGCAAATGCTCGGATTAATGGTAATAATCAAATTGTCTTGGGTACTTCCACTGAAACCGTTTATATACCAGGTGGGCTTGTTGTTCCGAATAACAATGCCGGCACTGTTCCTGGATCTATCCGATACAATACAACTTCTTCCAAGTTTGAAGGATATACAACTGCCTGGACCTCATTAGGTGGAGGGGGGGTGATTAGTGACAATGAAAAAGTACTAATAGATGCTTCCAATGGTCCAGGTCTTCGGTTTTATACAGGCGAGACGATTTCAAGAGAAGTTATGCGTATTGATAATAGCGGAAATGTAGGTGTTGGAATAACAAATGCTGAAACTAACTCTGGTGGATTAATTCTTCCAGCAGCGGCATTCACAATATCACGTCCAGCACCTACGGTGGCAACTGCCGATCTTACTCCTACAACAAACTTTACACCAACCGAATTACTACGATTGCAACTTACTGATAATGCTTCTGGAAGTCCAAACCAGGCTATTGGTAGCGGCGCCAAAATATCCTTTTATAACAATGGTGACAATACATATGGAGCAGTTGATTCAACGTACGAGATGGCTTCTATATCCGGTATAAAATTAGATAACACAGATAATAATTATGCTGGCGGTCTAGTATTTTGTACCCATTCAAATGTCAACAATGCAGGTGCATCACCCGTTGCCACTGAACATATGAGAATTATTGCAAATGGAAATGTCGGTATTGGGACAATAGCTCCTACCGCTAAATTAGATGTCAGCGGGGTCATAAACTGTAATGGCATAACTTCAAGTGGATGGCTCGGTATTGGAACAACTAATCCTGGCGCTTCAATACAAACTACTGGCACTATATGGGCCGCTGAGGTGAGTGTAAATGGCACTATAACAGCAATTTCTTTCAATGCAACATCCGATTATCGTATTAAAGATAATGTCCGTCCCCTGACTGATTGCTCATTTACAGTTGATCATTTGAGACCAGTAACATATAATAATAATCAATCAAATAACAAACAAGATATTGGTCTTATCGCCCACGAACTTCAAGAACATTATCCATTTTTAGTCAACGGGGAAAAAGATGGTGAACATAATCAAAGTGTCAATTATACTGGTTTAATTGGTCTGTTAATACACGAAATTCAACAATTGAAACAACGTGTCTCTATATTAGAACAAAATGCCAATAAATAACCTTTTATGAAAACATAACTAACTAAGTAATATTCAAAATATTACTTGGTTCTTAATCATCTAACGAACTATACCCCACCGCCCTCTCTTACACGCACACGCATAGCTATCCGTATTTCGGCTACCTAATTTACATTTACATTCATTTTTTAAATTTGCCGGTTCATTATCCCAGTATGTGCGTATGTTTACTAGACTACTTCTCGTCGCATAATCTTCTTTTTGTGGATCAAACCATACTCCATCTGACAATACACGGTTGGCACGATCATCTGTATCCTTACATACTATAAACGTCGGGCAATTTCCTACCACTTTATCCATATCATATACACGTTGCTTTGCATTTAGCGTTAATCTATTCAAAGTAGGTTTGGTATTTACAATGGTATTTGCCAATGAATACTGTTTATAGTGTAGCAAGTCTTGGGAATTAAACACAGCGGATTGGTTCGTTACTACCATTCCAGCGTCTTTCTGATTGTCTATACGTAGTTGATTAGATATCCGTTTATATTTTAAGTAATCACTTTGGGACATTTGGTTCTATACACTACTGGCCGATTTTATTGGCCGGTTATTCCCATGGTTATTAAAGTATAACCAATATATGCTACTAATATTCCTACTATTGCACCTATTCCAAGCTGCTCTATACTATGTCTCTTATACTTCCATCGCTGATATAATGTTAAACTAATTATAAACATTCCACCAATCAAGTTCATTGTAGACTGTTTTACTAAATATGAATATGTGACTAAACCAAATGCCAGTTGGGAATGTCCAGACGGCATTCCGTATTCTTGTATACCGGTATAATATTCGTATGTCGTCATACTACGCCCTCCCACTGGACGAGGCCCTTTTATCCACCCTTTTAATAGTTCATTTATATTCATATTTATAAACAATAATATTATGTTCCCAATCCAGTATATACTATTTCCCCATAATTGCCATATGCTTGCTGCAAAAATGATTAATGGACCAAATAGGCCGTTCAGATCCAGTAAGTATATTATAGACGATGGCATATTATGATGTATTTTTAAAGGGGAGGATATAATTGTTTCCATTGTTATACATATTATATCATATTTTTTATTTCGTTAATTATTTTGTTCTTGTGGTCTATACAACTGTTCACATATCAATGAGAAGGACCAATTCGCCCCATTCAGGTCAACTACATTACCTCGGTCACTTAATAATTTTACTGACATGCGATGTATATTTACTGGACCAAAATAAATTCGTTCCTGGTTCTGTAATGTTCCACCAAATTCCACGAACGATTGCCCGTTTTGTAATCCCGCCAATTTCATTGGAATTATTCCAAACACGTCCTTTGCGAATGGTCCGGACCCGTAATTTTTACTAGATACTTCCCCCGCTATGGTTTGTGTTGTACCCTTGTTTAAATTTGCGGTGCTTGCCAATGCATATAATTGATTTGCGGTCAAGTTGTTGTTATTTGTTCTTTCGTCGGAATTGTATGTTAGGTTTTTTGTTACTGGATCGCATATAAATTTAGTACGATTTGCATATGACGGCAATGGTATATCAGTATCCGTTGCAGTGATTGTTACTAATCCATCATTCAAATGGTTCTGATTATAATCGTCTAATGTTAATAAAAAATAATTAAATAGGTTTGTACTTATGGTAGTGTCTCCTACTATGGTGGCAGATCGTGATGAAGTATAATCAGATAAATAATAGACAGTTGCCAATCGGTATCCTAATATCCACCCCAATGTAGTGTCCCACGTGACATTTCTTACACTACTTACACCCGAAAAACATTTTACAAAACTAAATGGATCATAATAAACCAGCTTAAAATCCTTTGATGTATATTCTTTGTTTATAGTTATGCGGAACTGTGTACGTTCTTCGGCGTCTTTGTTGGTTATGATACTTACAATAGATCCTTCCGCCACAGTTCCAATGAATAACTTGTTCATCTCTTCTAATAGTCTAGACCGTGTATATATTATAGTTGTGCCGTCTAGATCATTCTTTAATGGCAATGTAAATGTTATATTATTATTTACAGATATTACACCTTCTTCATATGGTATTAATTTAAAGGTATTATTGTCGGCTGTGGCTAGAAATATAGTTTGTGGTATGGCAGTTTCACCTTTTACACCCAATGCAATTGAACCAGAACTGTTTGTTGCACTATATGATAATTGTGCATTATTAGAAGTATCCAATCTATAACTATTATCTATCATATTACGCGACACATTCATAAACGCGGACCATATATTCTGGTTATACCGCTGATTAACTTTTACAGTTAGTACACATAGACGTGTTGCGCCTACTGCATCACCTACATACAATGATGTTCCAGATAAGTCGGGAAAAAGGGCAAATTGAGCATTTATCGCGGTTTTCACTTGGGTAATTGTACTATATGTACGGATTGACGGGGAGGGTATTAAATACCCATACGCGCTAGGTGAATTGTATCTTACTGATATTCCATAATTTGGTATTGTTATATCTGATCTAACTGCTATAAATGCAATATAGTCTGATGCTATAATATACTCACCTGTTTCGGTTGCATTTATATTCGACGAGAAAGTGGTCGTCGTCGCTAAATCGTCATAAATACCCGTACCATCCCCAGTTAAGTTAAACATTTGCATTAGTACTCCCAGACCTGTCGGAATAAATGTATTATCTAATGCAAATGTCCCATTTGAATATGTCAAATAATTTCCTGTTAGATTTTCCACACCACCCGATAAATCCATTCTAAATCCGGCTTCCGTTATATTATATGAGGTATCTTCAAGAAATTGTATACTATAATTTGTTTCAGTCAATTGTTTGTTTAATGAAATACGTAATGTTGCATTTATTCTATTACTATTAAATTGGTCTACTAAAAGAGTAATTGATGTACTTATTAATACGTTCACCCCGTCTGTATCTTGAAATCCTGTAAACTGTTGGGCTAAATTTTGTTCTAGTGTACGTACAAGTCCGCTTAAGTAAGGCGTTGTACCATCAGTTAAATTAGTATTTTGTGGATGTTTAATGACGTAACGATGGTCGCTTGACATATATTCTCCTGGGGTTATTGCACTAAATACTGCCAAATCTCCGGTCTGTGGTACCGCATAATTCTCCTGTCTAACAAACGAAGATGTAAATATTGTACCACTACTCGCATTCAAGTTATATGAACTGTCAAAATTCATTACAGTGTGTAGAAAACTACTAGATAAATCTATTTTAAACATTGACGTGGTTATATTTTGCGTCAAATCTGCCTGGACGGAAAAAAAGTTATTAATGTCTATTTGTGCATTTGTATTATCTATTGTCAAGTTATTGCTGTTATCTGTATTTGTAATACCGTTATTGATCTCGTCAATGAAAGTACTTAAATTATATGCAGTGGTTGTTGAATTGGATATATTGATTTTATAGCTATTATTACTTATATCATATCCATCACTGTTACACGTTAATAATATATATGGATTTGAATTTACAAATATTTGGTTTGTTGACTGTTCTAATGGAGAACGGTCGGAAACTATATTATTCATTTCCATTACATTTGATGCATTTGGTTCAAATTCAAAACAACATTTCTGGGCATATGTTTGTCTTGTCCAAACCGGATAAGGATTATCAGCCGTTTCAACCGGAAATCTCACTTGTAATTTTGACCCACTTAAATTACTGTTTCTACCTCTATTTAGTTTTAGTTTTAATACAAAATACGTCACGCTAGTGTCTAATCCATTTCCATTTAAGCGTTCTTCTATCCCCGATTCTGACGATAGATCTGCAATTGCTGATATAGCTGCATTTAATGCATTATATATTGTTAAGCGAGTATATTGCCCAACTAGACCTGTCGTTATTTTCCATTCTGCTATTCTATTTCTACCCAATTGATTTTCATCATAATCATCTCCGACATAATAATAAGCATATATATAATTATTACTTTCATTTATTTGAAATTTGGTATCTGCTATAATCGTATCAGTTGCTATGTATTTACTTTCTAAATGAAAAAGGTCATATGCTCCGCTCGTCAACCCTAAAAATCCTGGTATTGTTGTTATACGAGTATCATAGTCTTCAACCCCTGACCACGTATTTGGAAAGTTTAAGTAATAACTCGTCTCGTTGTATTGCTTATATAAATCTATTGTTGTCGTTATTAATGATGTATTACTATTATACGATAAGATCGTATTGCCAAAACTAATATCTGTGTATGTAACTTTTGCTTTGGCTATACTTTCATTTATTGTATTGGTTAGTTCAAGTGGAGTATAATTTCCTGCCGCTATATCAATTTGATAGTCGTGGTTGCCATTATTTATTCCATCTGCATCGCCTTTAAATATAAAAAAATTACTTCCGAAATTATTGTTGATTGTATACCACGTATATGGAATTTGCACTGAATATAATTTCAGTGACACGACATCTTTTAATGGATCGGATAAATTAAATGTAAATTCAGTAGATAGGGTACGTTTATTATCCCTATATTGGCTATCAATACTTATTACTCTTTTTATTGTTTGTTGTAATAATGGATTTAGTTTGCCATTTGCGTAATCCAATGACTTTGTAAACCCGATGTTGTCTGCGCCAGGATTTATCACACTTGTACTTTCTACGGCCGGGTTTACTCGCATAACATTCGTCGTTTCTATCGTATTTGTTTTTTTTTTTGCCATTGGAGTGGTTAATTTGGTTATATCTTGATTACTTAGTCCTTCTTGTATATTCTCAAACCCTTCATCTAGTTCCTCCACAACATCTCCGTCGTTCTCGGTCTCATCTGTTAAGAAGAACCGACTATATATTTGTTCAAAAAAACCGGCTAGTTGGTCTCCCGATGCGTTCTGAATATTGCTATACTTTCTTATTAAAAATATTATTCTTGCTTCTAGCTCGCGGTCTGTCGGTGTGTCCAAGTCTAATATATTAAATAATTCCTTGTCTGTATATGTTGATACATCATACATCTTCGCTTCATCGCGACTATTTGATAAGGCCTTATTCATTCCCGGATATATATTTACTTGGAATATAAAAAAGTCTATATATTCTTCTTATGCATTTTAATATTTTAGTTTCTATTCACCTATGTATGTGTTTCGGTTCTTGGTTGACGTATTCGTTTCTTAAACATTTCTCCTATGTAACTTACCATGTCTAGACGCGCCGACATTTTGAATAACATATCTGTGGGAAAACTTTTCAAACCTTGTCCTCTTTTCATATGTTTATTTCCACTAAAACATAGTATATCAAATACCTTCATTATGCGTTCCTCGTCTTCTGACATTTCGGCGCGATTGATCCGTGTTTTTCCTATAAATACATATCTGTTATAGTTGCCGTTTGAATAAACCGATATTTTACTCACGATTGGACGATTGCGAACCATTCCTACACCCATTATCTTGTTTGTATCGTTATTCATTTCTAATACAAACATGATTGATTCCATTGGCACAACATTTGCGATGGGGTCTGGACTACAATATATACATCCTACGTTTGCTCTGTTTGTACGGTATCTCTCATTTTCATTCCAGGTACTTGTATTGAACCTACTTGTCATTATATGATTTCGCATTTGTTTCTTATATTCACATAACTGCTTACGATACAGTCGTTTATCAGTTGGCACTATTGGATGCATCTTAGTTACATTACTATTGTACACTATATATCTAATCAATTTTATGTTCTCATCATTACGTATTTACACGTAAATAAATATAGAAACTCTTATGTCTATATAATATATTCTTACATGGACGCTCATCAAATTTCCATTGATATCGGTGATCTCAGTGATTACACTGCCATTCCTATATCTCCCAGAACAAATTCGTATGACACCGGATTAGATAGTCATTCGTCTGAACCCGCAGACGTTACTATTAAAATAAATGTTTTACCTTCAACCGATGACACGCATCCGAATATTGGTAATGTAGAAGAAGAAACCGGACTTACACAGTATACCGATAACCATTTTACGAGTATTACAAACAAAGACCTTGAACGAGTTCGTAATTTATATACAGATCCTCTTGTTGTTCCAGATGAGACTGTGCACGTAATATATAAATCGTCCAGCAATAGCCCGGTATTGTCTGTACTAGATAGTAATAGGGGTAGTCGGAGTAACAGTGACGAAGAACCGGAGATTTGCGAACTAAATAATAGTAGTACAATTCGTGAGAACCGTACGCAGCATACACACCATCGGCGACGTTATAATAAACTTGAATATCGCGATGTTGAACGTTCCATTAGTAAGTATTATAAGCAAGATCAAAATAATTCTCTTTGTTCCAGTGAAATGGATATTCTCACTACGTTTGTCAAGGGACAAAAACATCTTTATGTTCAATCCAAGCTTCTTACACAACAAAAGTTAAATTGTCTTGTTATTCCAGCGATCCTCATTAGTGCATTGATTACCATTGTCTCTCCGTTTGTTGAATGCAAATCGTGGAATGTTGGTATCATTTCTGGACTAAATGCCATTGTTACTCTATTTATATCCTTAATGAACCTTTTAAAATACGAATCTTCCGGTGAGATGTATTCACTACTTGCTTCTTTGTTTGATAATATTGAAACCTCCCTTGAACTTACCAATAGTAAACTTACCATTATGCAAAAAGACACGGATGCTTCATCGTTTATTCTTTCCAAATTTAACGAAGTGGAAATGAAAATTAGTGACTATAAACTTACGAATGCGGTTCTTGTACCAGAAGAGATTAAACTACTCTTTCCAATTATTTCACATATCAATATTTTTTCTTTTATAAAAAAGACGGAAATTCATAGAAAAAAGTTGATTGAAAAATTAAAAGATATTAAAAATGAAATTTTCTTTATTTTGTACAAATGGGAAAAACAAGAACAATTTGCTATAAAACATAATAACAAACTTTCCGGGTTGTCTAAGTCTACCTCCCAAGCTACTCGTCGCGAACAAGAACGTTTGGCTTATTTGTATACACTTAAAGAGCTTACTAAAACTGAGATTATTGAATTCCAACAGACATATAGTGTCATGGATACCATTTTCAATCGAGAAATTTCAGGTGCAGAACGTCACCGAAATAAGTGCTGGGGGTACCTATTATGTTACTATTGCAAACCGCCTATCATATCATATGATTATTTGAATGGCATTACACCTATTCTTTCTTCATACTTTAATACGCATATCATAAATGAATATACTCGTAATAAACAAGATTAACGAGCTGGACATATCTTCCAATACCAAGGCATATCGTGTACTAATTTAACCGACCCCTTTTCGTCAAATATCTTCTTTACGTTTTGTGCCATTTCACTTCGTATATTCCATCTTATTGTTATGATTACGCGCTTATGTGTCGGATCGTTACGTAGCGGAATTTCAATCATCTTGTCAATCGTTCCCATATTCATATTTTTTATTTTATTGTAAATATACTCTCGCTGAATGTTCGCATCTATACGTGGTATACAAATAGAGGAATACTGCCTGTTCATTCTATTTAATTCGTGGTTATTAACTCATCTTATTTATAAACTTGGAATTCAATTTTATAAATCTATGCATAGTGGTTGCTCAGTATTTGCTACTCCCGTGGTCAATCATTTTATAGTTTGCTTACCCATCATTTGCCACTCCCGTTGCCCGTTGCCCGTTGCCCGTTGCCCGTTGCCTATCATTTTATGGTCCACTTATCCATCATTTGCTAGTTCCGTTATCAATCATTCTATGGTCCACTTATTCATCATTTGCTAGTTCCGTTACCCATTGTCCATCTTCGTATTCTCATTATTTTGCCACTCCCCCCTTATAGTTAAACCTATAATATAGGTTGCTGTCTCGGATAGTTGTTTTTTACACTATATTTACATCAAACACGCATTGCATGTCTAATATGTACACTTGATTAGAATACATCTTTACTTTCATATCAAGATTGATGTTACATTAACCATATCGTGTACAATTGGTTTTGCTGTTCCGAGACATACTTAATAGTATTGTTGCTTTTAACTCATTTGGGTTTAATTGTTTTAATTAATTTATTCTCTTATTCAAACTATATTATGAACCGTCTAAGAGATTTAAGCAATCAATATGTTGATACGATGCCCATTGTTACTGATAATCCGGACGAAACATCGGATTTAGATGTTTCGTGGATTAATGAACAACACCGTATACAAAACATTGAAACTAACTATTCAAGAGAACCTGTTACAGATATACATATTTACTCGTTATATATTAACAAAAATTCGGTTATTGATAAGATTACTCGCAAAAAACAGGCCGTGAACAATAATGTTCTCACACAAGACGTTGTTCTCGGTATCATACAAATGAATAAACACGCCAACTCTAAAAAATACAAACTCATGGATATTCTTCTTTATCACGTTGACTTGGAACCAGAACATATACAAAACTATTCTCAAACGAGTGATATACCCACCAGTTCAAAATCGTTTTTCAAAGTTCTCCCTATCGTAGACGAAATTGTTATACCACCATCTATCTTTATTTTTCATAGTCTAAATTCTGTGTTTTTCGTATACAAAGAAATTGACACAGGTTCTCATAACCATACTATTAAATCCATTTTAAAGAAACCCTCTACGGTCAGTGCCGAACCTAAACACGCTCATACCAAAAAGGTCCGTATTTCCATGGATACCCAACAACAAGAATATATTCCACATCGTGTAACAAAACCAAAGAGAACTCGGAAAAATCTATATACCATTTCCAAGTAAAATTGTAAAGGGTATAAATGGTACACGTTGTTATATCATAGACTTCTCAAACGATGGACATATCTCCTAGTTTACACGATATAAATAAATTCTTAGAAAATGAATTGATGTTCTTCTTCTTTCATAATTACAGATCTACATCTAATGAAACTGATTTGGTATTAATTGAACGTCTTTGCATTGTTCTCGCCATTATTAAAAAAAATCTATCTTCTCATTCGTCTAGTATTTGTTCGCATTATGCATATACACATCTTGTTCGTTTTTATAGATTAATTGGACATACACGATCTGTATTCTACGGTAAGGGGGATCATCACCTTTCTTATTTAATGCTATTTGTATGGTATAAATATTTTCCGACCCTCGCAATTTATGCACTTCATCGGTTTGTTGTATGTACTGATGGCCAACAGTTGGCACTTGGTTCCTGGCGAGATATTAAATATCTATGCCAATTTATACGTACTTATTCTGAAAACGGTGCCGAACATTCACTGATTAATATTTGTTGTCATTTTGTCAATTCACAACTGGACGATGATCTGCAAATACGACACATATATGCTTTACCCAGACATGATCGTTATATAAGTAACGTTGCAAAATGGATACCTCGTGAAAACAAACAGTTTGATTGGTTATATAATAAACTAGTCGTTCATTGGATCCATAAGAACAAACCATTCATTCTAGATCACGCCACTGATATTTCTTATATGGCTGCTATATCTAAATCCAAACGACTTTACCGAAAAAAAATTGCTGGCCTAAATAAAGCTCTTGATACTACTCAAATTAAACAGTGTGCTAGAAATAGAAAGGATATCATTCCACAACACGTCTCCATCTATACACAAATGAAACAGCCTAATCTTGTACTTGGTTATGGATTGAATGATACCGAAGACAGACTGTCTTGTTCACAACATTTCAAGGAATGGTTGGACGTCAAGTTCTCAAATGATGCGACTGATACACCCGTAAACTGTATTGGCTCAACTCCTTTACCAATTTATCATTATGTTAAACGTGCGGTTCAACTCATTGATTTATCCGCTCACTCACAACCAGATGAAATTCTGTATCAACGAAATTTACTTGATAAAGAGTGGTCCCGCCTATCCAAGTCCTTCTTTTCGCGACTTGGTGGTAATTCCATTCCAATGATTGACGTATCTGATATTCTTTGCAATATCAATAATGAATGTTATTACTCATCTATTGGTTATTCTATATTATTTGCTCAATATGGCACCATTTTAAATCGTGTACTCCTCGTTGGTAATACACCTGCCTGGATTAACCTGGATAATATATCCGGGTTTGTGTCTGTCGTTGAACATATTCACCAAGCGGTTTCTTTTGTATATTGTACAAATGCAAACTTTAAACTTGCCTTTCAGCTTATTGCTACCACTATCCGCGATGCCGAATTAGAGTATCGTGATATTCGGAACTTACGACTTGTCATTTTTTCTACATTCTCACATCTTTCTAATGAAGATTTGTTTTATGATCAGATTTTCTCTATTTTTTCGGAAAACTCCGTGCAAACTCCATTTACTATGTTTTGGAACGTATCTAAACATTTTGGGGAAGTTTTACCTTGTTCTATTCATCAACCATATACTGGCATGGTTTCTGGGTTCTCACCGTTTATTTTTAATACAATGAGACAGCATTTCAATAGATATTATAATACTCCTTTTCATATTATGTGTAATGTTCTCAACAATTCACATTTTGATGTATTAGAGGACTATATCACTCAAATTGTCACATAAGACATACTAACATAATATGTGAATTATTTCATATTATGTTCTTTCTACGCCCTTGTATATTTATACCATTAACCGTCGCACTGGTTTACGCATTGCAGTGTCTCTTAATAAATTACTCTGAATTGACCCCCACACTCGTTTACGTACTTCCTCCTTGTTACCTTTTTTCATAGAATAATCTTTTATTTGCATATCTTGTTTTCGTTTATCCCTTCGGTTCACATTACTGAATAGTTTTAGCACAGCGGTCATCGTTTTGTCACATGTCGGACGATCGGATGGTAATGATAATACGATCTCCTCCAAATATGTTTTATATGTATTGATTGGGTTATGTTCACTTAGTTTCAGATTTTGTATTATATATAAGTACGCGACAGTCAATCCGTAATTGTCCCACGTATTTGCATACGTTGCTAATTCGGTTATCATATCTCGCCACGATTTACCAATATACTTACTATAATACGTCTTCATTGATTTGGTATATTTCTCGCGCTGTATTTTTGACATTAATTCGATCATTACGTAATTCTTTTTTTCAAAGTCACCTATTACCGTATTCAATTGTTCATTCGTTACCAATTGGTCCAACCCGGTTAGGAGTTGTTCATTTCTTCTAAATCCGAGATAGATTTCATCACTTGGCCCAGAACTTTTGTCAGATAACTCATTTGCTCCATACGAAATCATTGCTATGTCTAAACACCACGGCCCATAGTCCGGACCATATGTATAGAATACATCTTTGTAATCATTCCTTCCTAATTTGGACATCTCCGCAGATAACCCAAAATCTATTATTACGGGGGCACCGCCTCTATCTTCACACATTATGTTACTTTCTTTTACATCAAAATGCATTATTCCATTCTCATTCAGTCGCTTATATCCTTCTAATAATATGTTATGCGACTCCACTATATTACTGGTTATTCCCATTGTTCGGGTCGTATATGTTTTAAGCATATGCTTCATTAATGTATTTTTTCCTACATATCTTAATTTACTTGCAGCATATGTTGAGGCTCCTAGGGGAAGTATATCGCATTTCTCTATCTCTTGGGTTGACACATTTGATAAAGAGGCTTCGCACATTGACAATATTGGTGCGTAATAATCAGCATAATTCTTTATTTTTTGTACCTTTTCTCCGATCAATCTCTCGTGTTCGGTCGTATCATTCTCCGGTTGTACCTTTGTTATATATTTATCTGTTAATTTCACATCTCCGTCACAACTGATCCCGGGACGATATACACAACCATATGCCCCGCGACCCATAAGTTTCGGAGTAGGTCCAGGTTGAACGGTAGATGGTTCGCTCATTGATACTATATGTTATAATATCCGACGACAATAAAAAATAGATTTTTCCGTTTATTTTTATTGATATTGTCAGAATTCACTATACTATACTACTTCCTCCCCCGTCTCCTGTAATGCCACCTTTATGTTATAAAACCGGTTTTTATATGTTTTCTTCAACCTATCCGTCGCCTGTTTCAGTTCTTCGCGCATACTACCGGGATCATTGTAATCTATGGATAACATGTCCGAAATCACTTCATAATGTAACTTGCAATAGGTTGTAAAACTTCTTGCCGCGGTTACGGCTATTTTACTCGTAATTCCGTTCTCCATTACACTCCTTTTTATTTCACTATATATATGCTCATCAATTGATCTCAATACCGAACGTGGCAACCCAATGTACTCCTTTCTAATCGTCGGTTCTGTATTTATTACCCCCTCTTCCTTTTTACGATAATAGTACCTGGCGCTTTTATACATTCGGTCTTGAATGTCACCGGTCAATCCACTCATTGCCAGTCGGGCTACCTCCGCACTTATCAACATGCTTATTTCCGGCTCCTCCATCCATTTAGTCCAAGCTTCCTTGAATTCCTTGCGCTCATCATATTCATGAACCTTCGCAAATGATGACAGAAGCTCCACGACTTCGTTACTATATGTATACCTATTTGTTTTTATTGTTAATTTCATCGGCGGCGCATTCAATTTCTCTGTTACTGCCGACATATTGTCTATTATTGTTACCACCCATCTTCTTGATAAAAAGCTTTCAATTTTCTGGTGAAATTATATTGATTGTGTAGCTATTTTCTTTTACGACTATATTTATTATATTTTATCACCATGCATATATGAGCAGCCCGTTTACTAATGCGAACACGTCGGTTGTTCTCTATCTAGAACCCTATCTGAATTCCCATTATAAATCTTATCAAAATATTATCACTCTCAGTGCTATGCCACCCGGACCGCTTTCTAGTTTGGTTTCCTCTATTTCTTCACCCAAATTATCTCCCTTTCGCGATTATAGCCCGTTCTCCTCTTCTTCAAATTGTATCTTTGCATTATTACGATATCCAAACAATCATTCGTCTAACACACATTCCGCTAAACACGCCGACTATTTTATGGGAGCTGATGATATTCCGTCTGTATTTTCATACTTACAACAAAATGGGTATTCAATTGATACCTCACTTACTAAAATGATTTTTAAATCAGGTATTTCTATCGGTAGTAATGCTGACGCGTCTCGTAAGATGATTTGCATGATACAATACCAACAATAATATTTTCTTATTATACTGTATATATTATAATGACTTCATATAGCAAAAATCTTATGACGAATATTACCGGACTATCCAGTAGTCGTTCTCTTACTGATCCGATTGACGGAGGTAGTGGAGACGCGGACTTTAGATTTTTAACTAATTCTTATATTAGTATTCTTCGTATTATTCTCACGAAATACGCTGAAAATGCCGCTAATAAGACATATGAATCTATTCCCGCTGACTATGAACAATTCGTTGACTTGGCAACTACTATGAAAATCATGTTAACGAAAACATCCAACCCTACTATTATTCTTTTTCTCCAAATTGCTGAAGCGACTTTATACGGGGCAGTTAACTCATATTCTCTTTATGGTGATAATGTCCTTCTCCAAGTTGACAAGCATAGATTGGAAAAACAGGTAGATGATATCCTTGCTAACAAAAATACTACACCCGTTGAAAATACATTTAGTTACAGCAATATGCATTTACATTCAACCTTTCGTCTCGCAGCGGTTTTTAATTATTATATTAAAATTTATGGCGTTCCTTGTCCTCCGGCCGGGTTTGATCCCATCAAGATTTCCTTCCTTACTAATATTCTCACTTTAAAAGGTATTGATCCATATGGATAAAAAATTGATTTATTTGTTCCTCGGCCGGCCGTTGTATTCACTTTCGTATTATGCAACAAAATATTCGTCGTAACACTACTCCTTATTGTGGCACGTGCCATAAAGCCGGCAAATCGTTTTCTGAATACACCAACCACTGGACCCGCTCTGAACCCGGTCCAAATGGCGTCATTATTTGTCCACTTATTCTTAATACCGTGTGTAGTCGTTGTAAACAATTGGGACACTGGGTAAAATACTGTACCACCAAGCTCTCCAATAATCCTCGTTCTTGGTCCAATGTGTTGCGGATGCCCCCGCCCACTCCACAAGTTATCTACACGGAAAATGGGTCATATATACGCCCCCCATCGCCAGATTATCCTCCACCTAGTAACTATAACAACTAATCTTCTTCTTAAATAAATATAAAAAGATCGTTACGCTATTTGTTAGCTAATACAAATGTCCGCCTGTTCTTTCTGTAATAAATCTTATAAGTCTCAAAATGCACTTATTAAACACTCAGCAAAGTGTAGTGCACGTACTGAGAATATCACCTCCGACATCGTTGAACCGGCAGAGGTTCCCGTCCTTTCTGAGAAGGAAGAGGTCCTACGTACGCGACAAAAGCTTGCGGATGAATTTACTGAAAATGCACGCTGTGATTTTAGAGAGCAACTACAAAGATTATCTTTGCAATCCGCCGCTGATCCCGGGTCCAGTGAAAATATTATTGTGAATGCAAAGGCCTTTGATAGTCTGACCCGAGCGTTTGTTGGGGAACTTTTTAATTATCAACATAGCCAACTTAAAACCATTGTTGGACATAATCACGTTCTTGCCGAAGAAAATAAAATGCTCATTTCGGTTCTACGCTCTATTGTCCTTATGAAGCATAAAGATGGCTCTCTCGGAGAATATGACTTCTCTTCCGATGAGGAAGATGCCGATAAGCCTAAATAAATATGGCGTCTATTAACCTGCCCGTGCGAATTTATACCAGCGAAGATTTCAAATCGTTACTGGCATCTTACTTAAAGAATGAATCCGCTATGCGGATTTAATTCTTCAAGGGCTGGTGTAAAATTGAACTTATTTCGTTGTATATCAAAGACAATATCGTTGATATAGTACACTATGAGTTCTGATATGCACTTTCTGGATATTATTCGTCAAACCCTCGCCATTTATCTTGATAAGGGCGCACGTAGTTCTTGTAAAGTGGACTTTCTTCACGGACAAATCAAATCCATTCTAGAAGCGGGTATATGTAAACAACATAATTGGACTGTTTCACTTGAACATAAAATCAGTAGTATCAATGCTTCTGGTAATAAAAAATGCGATATTGTCGTTCTTGATCAAAACCGTGGGCCCGTTGCCATCTTTCCAGTCAAATTCATTATGTCTAACTATCAACAAAACAAAAACAACTCTTGGGAAAACCTCACCGGCGAATGCTGCCATCTTAAATGGCATTCGGACAATACACTCGTCAAAATTATTCCCATCAATATCATTTTTAGCCAAGTACCCTATCTCCTTGCGGATAAAACCATACGTAAATTTGAACTCATTGACTATGACAAAACCTTCCAAATTTACGAGACCTTGGTTTCACAGGGAATTTGCCACGATGTCATTAACTATATCATTGATGTGGTTCCACAAAACACGGTGGGTGACTACTATACTACACCACCCACTATTATCGGGTTCAATGAAAAAACTCCATATAGACCTTTTGACACGGTCATTTATTGATCGTTGATTATTTAATCATTGATCGGCTTTTGTTAATTGATCGGTACGCTCAGTAACGTCTTTGTTGACAAATTGATCCACCCACCACCTCGTTTACTACTATTTGATTTGATGTATTCTATATTCTTTTTTATTATGGCTATTACTTCCTCATTTGTATATTCGTCTGTCGTTAACTCTATACATAAACACCCACTATATACCGTTGGCATATCTATCTTATATTGTATACTTGTCGGATCTATGAAGACCGGTATATAAATTACTTCGGCACGATGGGGGAGCTTTATTGACTGGCTTCTTCCATACGAATACCACTTCGGATACGTCTTGTTTCCTTTGTCACGATTACCCAATTTCTGTTTCTGGGTTTCTAGATATTCATATGTACGAGGGTTTGTTATTTTAAATGCGTCTTCCTCTACTACTTTACCCGTTGTCTCCTCATATGGATAAATTATCCATTTATCATCGGACGATGTCTTGCATCTCCGCCAACAAGGCTCATCGTATAATCTTTGGGAATGAATATACACCTCGTTACATAGTGTCGCCACGCCATTCTTTATCTTACATACATCAGATAATGTCTTTGTACTGGTTCCGGTACTGGTTCCGGTACCGGTACCATTATGGCTCGTATTCATCATTCCTTGGAATATATTATACTCTGGGCCTGTTATTGTTTTGTATTCCACTTCTTCTCCGTTGTATATAAACGTTTCTTTCGGATCCTTTGTAAATATCGTTATACAAGTATATACCGATGTTCCTGGAAACACTTTCTCTTCTTTGAAATCTATGATTTCTTTGATATATCGTTTCGTTATCATCTCTTCACGAAACGATTTACACGACTTGTTATATAAATACGCATTTGGGGTTATTGCGACCATTGTCCCTGTCTCGGTTAGATGATCCAGACACTTTACCAGAAAGATGAGATATATATCAAAACTTCCCGCCGAATATTTCTTCCATTTTTCTTTGATGTATGCCCTGTATTCCGTTGACAAGTCTTGGATTTTTATATACGGCGGGTTTACTATGATATTGTCATAGTGCTGTTCAGTCGGTTCTTTCAGAAAATCCGCGTTCCTTTTTGTCATATTTGCCTTTGGGGGGCATTCGTCCAAGTATCGTTGTTTGATATCATATACTTCTATTTTGGTGTATGTTTCCGGTAAATACTTAATTAGATTTCCTGTGCCGACTGCTGGGTCCAATACCGTTCCGTTTCCTGTCAAATAACTGACCATTCGTTCAGCGATCTCCTGTGGCGTAAATACATCGCATTTTTCAAATGCATTTAGGTGTGCATCTATCTCGGTTGACATGACTGTTATTTGTTTATATATTTTTTTGGTTTTTGTTTTCAATTTTGTTAGTATGATATTAGATTGGTTTTGGTTTGTATGTACTAATAACATAAAAAAATCATTTTGATATTGGTTTTGGTTATTTTTACAAAACACGGGTTGCCGTTTGTTATTTTATTAAGGGTTTTGATAACTTTTTATATAAATAATTTATTTAACAATATAAACTCTGTTTTATAAATACGTATAATGATTAATTGTGCTATAATTGGGGTTGGCAATTTTGGATCTAAAATTCTTAAAAATTTAAAAAAACACAATGTTAATATAATACAATTATGCGATAATAACATTGTTATTCAAAATAGATATAATAACCTCTTTCACATATCATCTGATTATAATACGGCATTACAAAATAATTTAATTAATGCAGTGTTTATTGCCACGCCTAGCAATACACATTATAGAATTGTTATAGACGCATTACTCGCAAATAAACACGTATTTTGTGAAAAACCTATATGTTCCAGTTATAATGAGTTGTTAACTATTTATAAACTTAATTCTGATCATAAAAAATATCTATATTGTGATTATACATTTTTACATACTAACATTATTAAAGAATTTAAACGAATTCTAAATTATAACAATCCTTTATAGCTTGCAAATATATATTAATATGAAGGAAATGGCTGATATTATATTAAAATATGCACTAGACTATGACTATTATCTCATGTTCAGAACTGATACTGATATTTTATTTGATCTACCTCCCATAGATATATTTAATGAAGCCCCTTCATCTGTTTATGGATTTTATACTGATTATTGGAAATTTGTTGGAAACCTAGGAGGACATTATATTCATAAAAATTACATCAATAGTTATTTAATGGCGCCATATAAATATATAAATAACATTAGTAATTTCAACATATTAAATCAAAAACACTCATTGTGGGACCTAAATACCAAATATTATAAGGAACTTAATCCAGACGATTGCCCAGGGATTCCGAATAATTTTCCTCATCAAGAAACGCTTTTTATATTAGCATTTGAATATTTTGACATTACAATTAACAAAATTCATAACCTACCATTTTACTATAATGTAGATATTCAAGAAAAATATACATTCAATAATGGGTATGAATGTATTATCAAACCGAATAATATATGTTACAAATATGAGTTACAGTACGCAGAATGCAACAAAAACTTGATATATTGGACAAATGGATATAGATGGAAAATAGTTAATAATCAAATATTGTTATTAAACTAAGTTTACACCGTATTATAATTTGCATTATTCAAATAAAATTTATTGATAACTAATAACAAATATAAAAATATATACTTTTATTTTTATATTACGATGAAAATTCCAATATTTGTAATTAATCTTAAAAAGGATATTAACCGAAAACAAATGATGATTGAACAATTTGTCAGGTTCAATATTCAAAACTATATATTTGTTGATGCTGTCGATGGAATAAATTACGATAAAACTAAATATAATGTACAAATTATGCATAATTGGTCCGATCCAATATTTAACCGAAATGTAAACCACGGCGAAATTGGTTGTTTTATGTCTCATTATCAGATTTGGGAAAAAATTGTTGCGGATAAACTTAATGCGGCTATCATTTTAGAAGACGATAATATATTCAATTGTGATTTTATGATGAAAATTCAATATATTCTAGAAATAAATTTTAAATTGTACGATTTATTTTATCTTTCCAGAATTAAAGTTAATCCAAATATTTTTGAAGAACAAATCACAAATATTATTGTAATTCCATCGTATAGTTATAACTCTAATGCTTATATATTAACATTTAGTGGAGCAAATAAATTACTAAACACGCCGTGTATTCAAAATTTAATACCTGTTGATGAATTCTTGCCAATAATGTATGATCACAATTACCCACATAAACAATACACCACAGTGTTTATGAATTGTGATAAACTTATATCGTTTGCATGTATTGATGATATAACTCGGCAAGAATCACGTAAACTATTTCCCTCTAATATAATTGATAGTGATATATTCAATCCAATTTATTATTAATAGTATAATACACTTGGTTCATTCTGATAAAATATCATATTCTGTTGTTTATCATAATATTCAAATAATATTTGTTTTACCTCACTTGGACCATTTGCATGTATTATGCACGGCTCTGATTTCGTATATATATTTGTTAACCTATTACGTGGTTTGTTATATACAACTTCATTGTAAGAGTTATTTAATGTTTGAAATATACTGCACGTTGAATCTAATATAGGGCGTATATCGGATTTACTTTTTTGTAGGTATAAGTACATTTTCGTATAATATTCTTGATCATCTTGATCATTTTTTATATTTTTTTGTAAAACGTGCTTTAATGTAGACGCTTTACATACAAACCCTCCTGAATTTATATAATTATAACCATATTCTGTATTTTCAAATTGACATTCAAATTCACTATTTGGCCAACATACCTTTTCGCTTGAAAAAATTATTGTGTTTTCAATTTGTGCGTCATGTTCATCTAATAGATTGTTTACTTTTTCTTGTATTTCATTTATATCTGTTTCAAATGTTACATCATAGCTATCTGTAAATATTATTACGTGTTCCAGGTCAGTTAGTGAGAGGTTGTTTAAATATTCTTTTAATAAATTTACTTTTTGTCCTCCTCCTGGACCTACCTCCATGTTTCCTCCATCCCATTTATTATGTAACCCCAATGTTTTTACGTTTATTTTATATTTATGACATGTATCTATAAATCGCTTATAACCGGCATTATCTATATTTGTAGATACACATATAACATCATAAATTGATACCATTTTATATATGATGTTATATTATATTTAAATTAATTTAAACATACATCTAAAAATATTACTAATACATACCTTGTACCCGATATTAGTCGGTTAACGAAATGTTCGTGTTTATTTGTATGTATTATCATATCTCCCTGGTTTATATTGTCATATCGTATACCATCTGTATATTCTACGTGACAACCAGAGAAATCTGCGGCATCACTTAATAATATACTAGCAGTAACATTACAATTGTCTCTATGAACATCTAATGAACGTTGCTGGTACAAATCATATTTAACTATAAACATATCAGCGATATTGATGCTTGTATTACTAATATAATAGGTTGCATTAATATGTCTATGTATTTCTTGAATTACTGACATCAGCATAAACTTGAATAAACAAGGAATAGTTTTCAGTTCTATATCGGTTGTTGGATATGTGTCATGTCTGTCAGTTTTCCAACCATTAACCTTTGTATAATCTTGAATTTCAGATATAAACCACTGACATATATCTCGTGTAAATATTTTTGGTATTACCATTCTTTGTAAATAACGAGGTTCTTCTGTATTTATTTTTAAGTTAATCTTATTAATTCTTGCAATTCCATTTTCATCTTCACTACAACTAATCTTACCAGATTCAGTTATTTCTTGATTTTCAATTATGAATATTGTTCTATTTGTGGTTTCTAATAATCCACACAGATTATTGTACAAAGAAACATTTAATATTTTCAATGATTGCTTATTATCATTTACATAATGGTTTAATATGTCTTGTGTTATGCTCATTTCTCTCTGCAATATTATTTTGGCTATATTATCATTTTTTAGTGTTATTTTAAATATGTCTTTTTTGTCCTTTACCGATTTAATTAATTGTTCTGCTTTTATTACTGTACTTGACTTGAATGTCTGTTGAAATAGACGGCCTTTAAATGTATCATAATTAAACATTGGTACACACATCGGGGGGTTTTTTTTCCATATATTTATTACTAGTAGTTGCCTGGGTATATCTGTTACTGATTCGTGAAAATAACTGTTTCCGTGAAAATACCTGCCGCCATTGAATACCAATAAATTATTTTTTTTAGGAAAGCTATATACAAGTTTTATGTTGTTTACATTATCTAAACCATCGATTATTGTTGTTGGCACATTATTACAATCGGTTAAATATAATATACCAGTTTGTATTGGTTTTCTATATTCCGGATTTTTATTTACTATTCTATCGTAGTCATCACAGTCTAAGTGTAAATTGTTACACTGATTATTGCCGGATTTAAACCAAAATTCGCTATAATATTCTTCATTATCTGCATTATCTGTTAATTTTAAAATATATCTTGATAATTCGGTCACCACCCTTGTTATTATATCAGCATTATCTATGGTTTCTGATATTTTCACTGTGTATATGCAGCCACCAGTTTTTGAAAAAATCTCTGTAAAATCTTTCATAAATTGTTTACTCGCATCAGTATCATTTATTAGGTCCACGCTATTATTATATAACTTCATATTAATGTATATAAATGTATTGACTATTATTTTTATATACATTATGAACAATATTAACGATTTCTTAGTTAATAACTGTAATGATTTTAAAAATTTTACTGTAATATGTGAGGATTTTTATAATAACCCTTTTTCTGTATTTAAACAATCTATTGAAACTGGATATCCAGACAACTGGCCATATGGTACAAGAACAGCTACTTTTAATATACACGATTGTATAAAATCTAATATCATCAAATATCTTCCACATTTTACGAATAATAATCTTAATGGCGAGTTCACCGGCGTTAGTGGTAGTTTTCTTAAAAATTTAAAAAATGCCAATGGTATATGGAACCACGTTGATTCTAGTCCTGATGACACTACTAGGTGGGCCGCTGTTATTTACACACACCCGTTTCCTAATATTAATGCAGGAACTAGCTTAAATTCGTATGTAAATACATCATATAAATATATTAATTCTTATTCGCCCGTTGAAATGATTGAAAATAAAAATGACATTAACAGATGGTTTAAAAACATATATATCGGCAATACTTTCAATAAATTAGTTATATATCCAGGGGGAAGTTTTCATACATTAGCTAGTCATTTTGGTCATACTTTATATAATTGTCGTATTACAAATACATTTTTTACATCAAGTATATAAAAATTTGAATTGTTGTATTTGCATATGTATAAATTTCCACTTATAGATCGAGTTCCCACAAGCATTTCTTCAAAATATTCATATCACATAAAAACTGATGGACTTAGCGATTTAATAACAAATTGGTTTCAACAAATATTGAAACAGTATTCTATAACTACTTCTACTAGCATTGATAATTTAAATATTGTTAAATCGTATATTATGAGTTATACAAATAATTGCCTCTTACCAAAAGTTTCAAAGAACTATGGGCTTTCAGATGACTATATATATAAAATCACTAATATACAATTTGAATATTACGACAAACTTAATCAAACCTTTGATCTATTTCAGAAAGACGACTCCAATTTAACTTGCAGAATATTAGTTCAAACATATTCAAACGAATGTTTGCTTATGTTTGACGATGATATTACGCATAGTTTACAAGAAGGCGATCTTATTATATACAGTAATAAAAATAATTATATGATTAAATGCTCTGAAAACATTTCTCCTATTTTTTTAGTAATTAATATAGATCTTTATTCAAAATATACATCAGAATACTATTCTAGTTGGCCGAATGAAGTGAACAACCGATATAAAGACTGTATATAATTAACATTAATAGTATTTATGCAAATTTTATTATCTATTTATTGTCGTCCCGATAATTTACATATATTGACGAATGAATTATATAAATATCTTGATACATGTAATAGTGAACAAGTAACTGTTCAAATATCTACTACTACATATTCTATTCAGAACCCAGAATTTAAACTAAATGAACCCGAATTCTATCGAATTAAAGAATCATTGAAAAAATATAATGTAGATATTCGACTCTTTCGTTTTGATTATGGCCCGATTGTCAATACGATTTGCTATGATTCTCATAAATATGATATTGCTATATTTTGTAATTCTTATGTTCCAACACATTCGTCTATTAATAAAATTATTGAATATTTTAATCAACCAGTTGTTAAAGATACTTTTGTGTGTCAACATATTAGTAATAAATATAATTTGACATTAGGAAGTGGTATTTATTATGCAACTAACCACAATATGAATTCTATTTCTTATTTTCTTGAATATACATTTGCCTTTAATTATGAGGTTTTATTTAACTTTGATGTATGGTTATCTTTTTACATTAAGTTACACCAATATACGCTAATCGGAATGGAGATTGATGCTGTATTATTATATAAGCAAAATAGCATTAATAACTGTTATATTAATAATATTGAACGTCAAATATGCAATTTCACAAATATTGATTTCACTCGTTATTTTTCTAATTTAAAATCTGCAAATATAACCAAATTGAACAATAATATTTATTATCATCCCCAGCAACAATCAAATAATGCAAATGCTATGCCAATATGTAATGACTCCGCCATTCGTAAATGCGTTTCTATTGATAACTTTTACATACAACCATTAAATGTTTACAACATTGCATTACAACAATCGTTCTCTTTCTCCGACAAATATAATATCTTTATTAGTCATATCATTAATAAACAACTTACTGATTATTTTAAGTATGTCATTTCTTCTCTGTTAGATGTACACGCCGAAAAGGTCAACATAACTGACCATTTTTTTGCATTTAATTGTGATAAATGTATTGCTAAACCGATTTTAACTTCATCTTGGGCGTGTATTGTTTTTTTAAATCCAGACGCCAGCATCGATAATGGCTTAACATTTTATTCTAACAATTCAAGAATTAACAAATATTCTGAAATTGATGTCGCAACTTTAAATGCCATTGACTATTTTATTCCAGAAGATGTTATCGGAAATATTTTTAATCGTGTGGTATTATTTAATTTAAGCTTTATTCATTCATTTCCGTTTTGTAAAAATAATATTTTTCAATATATTGAGTTTACATTGTGCATTGATTAAATTCAAATAATGGTTTAATTGTTATATATGTAAACGATAAACCATACGAACACTGGTTTCTGTATTCATACGCCGAATTCAGCATTTACAGCTTTATGTAGTTCAGTAGGTGTCGCAATGCATACTTAACATTCTTTATGATAGTTCTTATATAAAGAATGTTAAATTGTTCGGGTTTTATCAAATGCCATACATATCCAGCCAGATATAATATATTTGTTATTTGATATTGGCATTTCACCTTGATGTTGAAATGTCCAATTTGACGGAAAAATGATAATCTTTCCACATGTCGGTTTTTCTTTATGTGTATCCCAAAAAATTGTATTCCCCCCCTCGTCTACTGTATTTAAATAAATTATGAATGTTGCATATCTATAATATCTATTCTTATGGTCGATCATAAAATCATTATGACTTTTGTAAAAATCTGACTTTTTTTCGTATTTTATTATTATAAATTCTGTCAATATGAAGTTTCCTCCCTCGTAATCGTAAATATTTACTGTTTTTAAATATGTATCAAAATGACTTTTAACTATGAAAAATAGTAATTGTTCTATATGATACCAATCTATATTTTTTTTTGGCAGGCCTAGCATAGTCACTCTCCGATGTTCTAAGTTTACCCCACCACCAGTTCTTCCAGGTTGGTGTAAATGTTCATTATTTTCAAACATATCTATAATATGTTCACATACATACTTTGGTAGTATGTCTTCGCAAGTATATAATAGTTTATTTAGATATGTATTCATTTACTTATATGTTAACGTCTTTCTATATAATTATTCTAATTTTTCTTTCCGGTTAATTATATTTTGCGTGTAATATATTTAAATTCATAATTATAATTTGTATTATTATTATATCTACTATACTATGTCTTTCTATAAATACCAAGGTGTTAGTTTTGATAATTTATTTAATACTACTACCGGAACACAAAATGTTCTTAACTATAATAATTTACCAAATTTCGTCGCATCAACTGATGATACTAGCCGATATAAAGCGAATGAATTAACTAATATGAATTTTTTGAGAAATGGCAGCAATATTCTTGCGACTATTCAACCAATGGCGAATAGGGTTATTACAAATACTACGGCCGTCGATACTATAACTATTCCTTCTTGGGCAAATGCAATTAAAGTTAAGGTTTACACTGCATCTGGAAGTAAAGGGGCTACTGGCAATCCCGGTTCGATTGGTGCGGTCGGAAGCAACGGGGCTACTGGTACTACTGGTACTATTGGTGATGTTGGACAAAAGGGTACTACTGGTCCGCAGGGTCCACGGGGGACAAGCTACCAAGCTCCCAATTGGCCAGGTGGTCCAGGTGGTCCAGGTGGTTCGGGGGGTGACGGGGGTCCAGGTGGCGCTGGGGGAGATGGTGGCGCTGGTGGAGATGGTGGCGCTGGTGGAGATGCTGGCACTGGGGGCGATGGTGGCGATCCCGGCAATGGCGCATTAATTTCAACAACTGATGTATATGTGTTTCGAGGCAATAATCAAACAGATACTTTTACTTTAAATAGAACTTTAAATGATAGCACGAGTGCTATTTCTCTTCGCAATTCATCTAGTAATATCGAAGTATTTAATATTAATTCATCAAAAGGGTTTACAGGGAATACTGGTCTACTTGGCGGCGACGGAACTAAGGGGGCTACTGGTGATACCGGATTCCAGGGTTCTAAAGGATACAAAGGATTCACAGGTGGCCAAGGTTACCAAGGTGGAGTGGGTGGATATTCTGGTTATGTGCATTCTAAATATTCAGCATATGGTCATCAGCAAGTTGGGAGCCCGGGCGGTACTGGTGTTACCGGCGCTACTGGACAAAAGGGCGCTACTGGACAAAAGGGCGCTACTGGACAAAAGGGCGCAAAAGGCATTACTGGTATTAAAGGCATTAAAGGAAATAAAGGTGCATCTGGTCTTTCGGGTACAGTTAGTTATAAAGGCATTTCTCCTTCCCAGTTGTCGATTACAACTACGGATAGTTCTTCTACTGGCATTGAAGTTTATTTCTTTAAAATAGATGATTCTGTTTAAAAATATTTTTATTTGTGCAACACAAGCCGATCTTATTTATATATAAATATAAATATAAATAGAAACTTGTATTTATTATAATTACTCTAGCAATTATGTTTGTTGAAAATATTATCATTGGTGCTGGACCAGCGGGTCTACAATTGGGATATTTCTTTGAAAAGCATAATATTGATTACATTATACTAGAAAAATCTAACATATGCGGTTCATTCTTTGACAAATATCCTCATTCTGGTCAATTAATATCAGTTAATAAAAAATACACTGGTAGTGATAATTTTGACTTTAATCTGCGACACGATTGGAATTCACTATTAAACGATGATAATATATTATTTACGAAATTTGATGACGACTATTATCCATCTAATGAACATCTTGTGAACTATTTGAACCATTTTAAGCAACATTATAATCTAAAAGTTAACTACAATTGTAATGTGAAACTGATTACAAAAACGGATGAAGGGCATTATAATATACTTTTAGAAGATGGTACAAATTATAAATGTACAAAATTAATTACTGCTACTGGATTATCTCTGCCCAATTATCCCAACATAAAAACAGAAGTTGTTAACCAAATTCCTCATTATCATTCTTTTGAAAAAAAATATTTTAAACAAAAAGAAAATCTTGAACACTTTAAAAATAAAAAAATATTAATAGTTGGGCAAGGCAATAGTGCAATGGAATTGGCAAATCTTTTAAACGAAGTATCTAGTAGTATACTAATATATGCTAGGCGAATTAACCAATGGGCATCAAGCAGCCATTATGCCGGGCATATTCGTAGCAAATATCTTCCGTTCCTAGATACATTCCTATTAAAAAGTTTGAATGGAATTAACTACTTTTCAGATAATACCATATCCATTGTACAGCACGAAAATAATGGTAAATATATAATAAATGAATGCGTTGATGGAATGACTATCAAACATACAAGAGAATATGACAAGGTAATATTTTGTACTGGGTGGAAATTCAATAAAGATATTTTCGGTTTTAATATTGATACTGTTCGTAATAATAAATATCCAAATCTTACTTTTAATTCTGAAACAACTAATAATCCGAATTTATATTTCATTGGATCACTTATGCATCCGTTAGATGGGTTTAAATCTTCTGGTGGGTTTATTCACGGGTTTAGATATCTCATTAAAAATTTTTTCGCATTAAACTATAATTCTGACTTATTTGTCAAAAAAATTTTCCATCTAGATGATGAATTGAATACTATTAATGTATTATCAAAATATGTTTTTAACAGATTAAATACCACATCTAGCCTGTATCAAATGTATGGCATATTATGTGATTTTTTTGTTTACAATTCTGCTGAAAAACAATTCTTATATATGCACGATTTAACGCATACTAATATTAAAAACATTACTTTTCCCGAAAAACGGTTTAATTACTTTACAATCTCACTTGAATATGGAAAAAAACCGGTTACTGATATTTATCAACTTGGGTTAAAAGTCAGTAATATGGGCGAAGAATGCAACTCGACTCTGCTACATCCAGTATTAAGAATATATAATGAGCAACATTATATAATAGATATATATCATTTTGATGAAAACTTGTTTGCCGAATTTACCGATCCTTATTTTTATCATAATAAATTAAATAGTCTCATTAAAGGATACTATTTGCGTTAATTTATGACGGTAGTGGTATTATTTATTTTATTTCGGTTGATATAATTTTGTTTGGTTACGCAATATTATTTTTGATTGAACCACTACCATAAAATTGAATAGCTTTTTTACTTTGATATTACTCTATCTTACTATTACATAGTTATTCTGTTTATTACCATGTTCGCGTTTTCGCCAGTCTTCTTATCACTGGTCTTATTGCTTTTCGTTCATTTCGTCTGTTGTTTCTCTTCAACACACGACATCCTCGTCGTCTTGGGCTCCGCCGACGACCGTATTCTCAGTGAACGTGTTTCTGCTGCTATACAATATATTCAATCTTCCGATAAACCCATCATTCTATTCATTTCCGGGGGTGTCAAGAATGCGTTTCAAAGCGGCGACAATAAACCGACCGAAGCTTCCAGAGCCGCCAAGGCGTTTGATTTTGAACACGTTCAGATTGTTCTTGACGAAAACGCCACCAATACCGCCGAAAACTTTGCTTATTTGAAACGCTGGGTCACGCAGAACTTCTCACAAGACGATTTGCCCTCCTTTGTCATTACCACCTCCGATTTCCACCAAGTTCGGGCGGAACGCCTATTTCAAGGTATTATTCCCGACGTTACTCCACAATGGAACCTCAGTAAAAGCTCGTGTTCTCGCTGCTGGTCCGACGAGTCCATTCATATTAAAAATATTGAACACGATATCTTAAAAGCCAGACATATTATGTAATAGATTCGTTGCTTTGCTTTGCTTTGTTCGTTCTTATCATAAAATAATAAAAAATTCACTGTACTTTTGTTTTTTCTTGTTTTTGTGGGTTGTTTGGTGGGTTTGTTTTGGTGGGTCATAGACACGTGCCGATAATGGCGTGATGCCCGATACTACTCAGTGCATGCATTCCTACGTGGTAGACATTGGCCATTCCCGTCTGGTCAAACGAATACTTATTTGCATAATATCCATATACATATAGCCATATTACGGTAACAAAGGTTGTTACGTTTATCGCGGATACTACCGAATACACGTTTTTGCTGTCCGACTTTATGTATTTGTAGTATGGTTTCCATCCCTCATATATTACCGCATAGGCCGCCACTTTATCTATATAGTTCATTAGCATATGGTCTGGATACGCATGATGCAATGTTGAACTACACGTTAATAAGAGGAATGCATAATAATATGACTGGTGGTTGGGCTTGTTATGTAGGCGGTATGTGTTTGTTAAGAAAAATCCCGACGAAAATATATTCAGATTTGTGTACGTAATCATTTAGTGGTTGCGGGGGTTGTTGTGTTGTTTTTATGTTTTTTGTTGTTTTTATGTTTTGTTGTTTTACCATTATTTATGTTGGACATTTTTTTATTATCATATTTGGTCCTGTCATAAAATCTATTGATATTCTATATTATTAAAGTAAAATGGCTAGTTATGCGGATGAGGCTAGTTATGCGAATGAACGGAGGGCGGAGAGAGAACATGAAACGGATGATATGAATGAATTGTTCAAATTGTTCAGTACGAGCGGTTATGATTTTAAAGAAAATAAATGGACTAGGGCAGTTGATGAAAGCAAAAAAGGTCACGTATGTTCCGGCATAATTAGTGCATTAACCAAATCCGGATATAACCCATTAGAATATGCAAATATGCTGTATCAGGCAGGAATAGCAAATGATGATACACAAAAACAGAATCAAGCGGTTTTAATAATAAGATGTCATTATCGGACGATTAAGAATTCTCGGAAGAGTAAGACTGGCGAAAGCGAAGATTGTGGCGTAGGGGATATGATAGCGGCGCTTAAAGCAATGGGCTTGTCTGATAATAAAGAGGCGATGGATGACAGCGTGGATGATATTATGTTTCCTGATGGTGCTAGTTACGGTGCTGCTAGTTACGGTGGCGGTGCTATACAGCAATCCGGTGGTTCTCCTCACGATTTGGCAACATTGCTGTTTTTGAAGCGCCATTTAGTAGATAAATTAGTGGAAGTTGGTCCTAGATATGCCGGCCAGTTGATTTCTTGGATAGATGGTCAATTGGGCCAATTGGACAGATTAAAACGTTGTGTGCTAGATATTCTCGGCATAAATCCGGCTACGTTTTATGATGATATAACTAGTTATATGGGTGGATTATATAACAAAGGTGCTATTGCTGCAAGCGGTGCCACAGCCACATTGTCAGTATGGATTAACGCCAATAGGGCAATGGCGTTTGGATTAACCGCATTTGTTCTGCGATACCAGAATAATATTGTGGGTGCAGGCCGTGCTGTCGGCTCGGTTTTGCCTGACATTTTTAATGCATTAGCAACTACTGGTTCAAATGTCCAAACGGTTATAACACATTTCTGGCAAAGTGATATTGGAGTGGCGCTCTTATTATCATTGTATTATTATGATCAACATCCGGATGAAGTTAATGTCGCTGTTGTTAGCGGATTTGCCGCGATTAAATCTACTGCTACTGGTGCTGCTGATATGTATATGGCCGCACTTGCCCGGTTCGAAGCATTTAGTAACAGGCAAATTGCGGATTATGCACAAGTTAAAATTAATGATGATCTGATTAACATGATGGCCATATTGGAGAAGTCACTTGCGGCTACCGATGACGCTGGCCATCTCGCCGAGCTTGCTAGAATATTAGATAAAACTGCACAAATTCAAATTAACATAGTTAATACGGTTGCAGCAACTGCTAGAACAAGATCGCAAACTGCTAGAATTGCCGCAGCAAAAGCCACTCTTACCGCCGTGCAAGATCAATTAATTGGAGCAAATAGAGACTATCTTTTAGCAGAAATTGAGAAAATGAATGCAAGTAAAGGCGCCAGAAAAGGTGGCAAATCTCACTCACGCAAGTTGCATAAAAAGGTTTCCAAGTCCAAGCGCCCCAAGCGGTCTGTGCATTCCAGAAAGGCGAAGGGTGTCAAGCGTTCTAATAAAAAACATTAATTGGACCGGCCGATTTGATAATTTTATATCACTGGTGTTGATTTTTATTATTCATCTCTCTCTCTTTCTCATTCTCTATAATTGACCCCCACTGTTCTCGGTGACCATTCTCCTCTTATTACGTTTCCCATTATAAGGCATTATTGTATCTATTCGTTATAGATAGATACAATGTATTCACACTACCTTCTGTTATATGATTTTATCTACTTTCTGATATAGCTGCGGTACCAGATTGTGTATGAATGCGACTACCACCATCCATAGCGGGATTAACCAACTTGGTATTGTGCTTAATATGTTACCGCCCCTATAATCCCAAGTATTACCAATATGGTTTATATAGAAATACTCTGTGCCCACGAATAGTAGGGCTAATATGATATATGTTACATGAAGACCTTTTGATGTTTTGAACAGATAGGACGTATAAACATAGGTCAATGTCGTCAATACTAAACGAATATTGTTTTCGGAACTCACTAGAAACGTCGCGAGTAGACTTACATAGATTAACACGTACTTTGATATGTTTGATAGGTGCATCTTATATACTATGTATATTATATATTTTACAATAGAGAGAACATTTGTAAGTGGAACATTCCTCCTTGGGAGGATTGCCTTTCAATTGATTTATCGGTGTAATACTCATCGCTTTGCGTATTTTCCATAATATGCTCCCGACCATTTTACCCATTTTTTTTACACTCCCTCTAAAAATTGAATACTTGTTTCGTCTACAACATATCTCATCACCAAGCAGTTTTAACGAATTGCTATAAAGAAAATATACACAATGTATAGAAAGACCTAAACTTTGAATAATTTATACCAGCGAAGATTTAAAACCGCACATCTGCGATGTGCTTGATTTAAAATCGTTACTGGCATCTTACTTGAAGAAAAAATGACACAACGTGCCAGTTTAATTCGTATTTTGTGCGGATTAAAATCTTCACAGATTTATAAGTATCCAAGTATGAACCGTTGTACCGACGAAAAACTTGATGAATTTTCAAACGAACACTATACGTATATCAACCAGATCTTTGGCGACGAAACCATTCGCGAAATCATCAAGGAAACGTATGTGGCTCGCGATTGGACATTCGCGGTTGAAGACGCGAATGCTGATTTTGAATATTCCAACCATCACGTCCTAATTAAAAAAGGGAAAGACGGCGAGAATGTCAAGTGGTGTAGTGTTGACGAAAAATACCAAAATATTTTGGTCAATAAAAATGATACCTTGTGTCAGTCTTATACCTTAATGAAATATTTAAACAAACCTATTCCCCAGGGAATGAAAGAGCGACAAATGGATATGATCAAGATGTATCGGAATATTTTACGAAAACAGCACTTTCAAACTGAGCTTGAAAATGTTCTTTCACTCATGCAACACGCATTACTACAAAAACACCCCGATAAAGATGTCGTTTTATGGAAAGATTATACGAAAAAACGGTCTCCCGCTTTGAATGTTGGCTATGCTGATATTTACTACCAAATACATAATACCCTTGACAACTGGGAGAAATTTGGATACCATCATTTTATAAAAGACGGCGTCTGTCCCTATAAACGATAACCATTACCCCCACCATAGTTCTTGCGTATATACCAGCGAAGATTTAAAACCGCACCCCCGTAGAGGTGCTTGATTTCAAATCGTTACTGGCATCTTACTTGAAGAATAAATCCGCTGTGCGGATTTAAATCTTCAAGGGTGTAAATTGTTGTTTAGGAAGGCGGTACGTTTATATTTCATACTTGGATATACATCTTTTTTTATCTTCTATATATATAAGCGATGCAAACCGTCGGATCCAGAGCACAAGTTTGGCATAACAACGCCCACCATACCTCCGGGGGGTTAACTAAGAAGAATTTGTTTATGAATAAGCGGGGGCGTATTGTCTCCGCAAAAAAACGTAGGACTGCCAAGAAGGAGAAACGTCTTGAAAAGGCCGGCTTTTTCACCAAAAAGGGCACCTTTGGTATTGTCGGTCTAACCAAAAAACGCAAGTCTAGCCGCTCGCGGAAAATGCGCAAACCTTTACGTGGGGGAGAGGTAGAGGGCGCATTGCAGGTGCAGGGAGCAGAGGCAGAGGTAGGAGCAGTAGAGCCTGAGGTAGGAGCAGTAGAGCCTGAGGTAGGAGCAGTAGAGCCTGAGGTAGTAGGTGCAGAGGCTGAGGTAGTAGCTGAGTAGATGTAACCCATCTACGGTAGACTATTCCATCTTATAATATCAATTATTTTCAAGAGTAAGGAGAACCTTGACAATAATATCCGTATTCGCAGACTACCCCATTAAAACACTCCTTTTTATAGTAGTGCAGAAAAAGTGGGATATTACGATCTTTGTCACATAATGAATTCCCATAAACCACCGACATTCCTACTCTTTTACTCTTTTAAAATATTATGTAAACAGGTCTTCAATCAACTCGTTAGCACGTGTATAACAATAAAATTGATATAATATTATTATGTAGTATCTATTATGTAAAACAGTAAATGAAAAATGACAACATGCTTAGACATAAATACCTGCCAAAATAATAAACTATACAACATAAGATGCAATTTCATAACAAATTATCTTGGAACCGATTATGCATACGTGTGCAATCCACATACTACTTGTATGCGGGCAGATGGAACATATGATTGTTGTGGAGATCATATAGTTGAGTGCATAGTAGATGCGTCGTTGTTGCGAGTGCCAACAATTCAACCAAGCGTAGCCATCAACAATGACACAATTTGCGATAAAATGTGTAGTTCTGGAAATAAAATAGATACATGTTCTTGGTACGAAACTCTAAGACCAGATAATCTATGTGGTGAGAATAACCACGACTACTGTTGTTCTCATAATAGAGCGGATTGTTGTCGGACTAATAAAACCGACGCGTACATTGTATTCGGGTCTATTGCTGGCATAATGATGATAATATTCGCGTATTACTGGTATTATATAAAAAACACATATCATAAGATAAAACCCACTCTGGAAGTATAATCGCAAGATATATACGACCCGTTCACCTATTTAGAATTCATTTTGTTGCGCTTGCTCTCTTTACATAGCTCATCATATTGAATGACAGCAGAGGCCACTCAGAACCAGTCAATTCTGTTCTCTTATAATATCAACTATTTTCAAGAGTAAGGAGAACCTTGACAATAATTACACAAAACCCCTTAAAAGAACCCTTTAATTGAAACCCCTCGCCGGTTCTCCCCCCTCCTCAAATAACATATGTAAAAACTAATATAATTACATGTGGACAATATAGATAAATGTTAATCGTCGTTCATCTATTGTTAGTCTCGCTCTATGTTTTGAACGGCGCCTATGCTTGCACGCTGACTGCAATGCCGCAAACTGTTGTAATGAATAGTGCGGAAGGTGCGGAAGGTGGGATTACGATAAAATTGCGGGGCGCCAATCCTTGTGGCAACAAACTGAGCTATGTGATTACGGAACTGCCAAGGTATGGCGCGATATATCAGCTATCTCAGGTGTTTAATTTGCACGGGTACAATCCGATTTCCGGCAAACAAATCACGGATAAAAATACTGTTGTGGATTGGTCGGGCAACCGCGTATACTATGTTCCCACCGGTCGTCGGTCGGTTCGTTTGCAATCGGACGCCTTCTCGTTTATGATCACTGACGGTAAGAACATGTCATTTGACGGAACGGTAACCATCGTGGATAAATCCGGCACAATTGTTGGCAGCGATTTTCTGTCAGGCGACGAAGGGTGGACTATACTCGGCAACGCCGGGGCTGGGGCGGTTTCGGTTCCCCAGTTTGAACCGTTTAACCGCGGCAAATCATTTAATCATTATATTTATGCAAAGGACGATATCATCAATCATAGCAAATTCGGAGACCAAGATAAATCGCTGTGGTATTTTAATGCGCCGGCCAAGTTCCTCGGGAACAAGGGCGCGGCGTATGGCGGGCATATAAGTTTTTCAATTGGCCTGTTCGCGGGCGATATTGCCAGTTTAAGCAAGGGCCTTAATCTGATTGAACTAGAATGCAAAGAATGCGGATACAATGCGGGGATAAGACTTGTGTACAGGTTCTCCAAAATACACTTCTCACACAAGATTGCAAATTTCAAAATAGAACTATTGGAAACAGTGAACTGGCTCAAAGACCCGCAGGATAGTTTGAAACAATGGTCTCCCCCGAGCCGGTGCGAGTTTATACAGGTTCTATCGCGTCTCTCCGGGCTTCGCATATTGGGCGACATTACTACATGGTACGAAACGGTTGCATTAGATAACGTCGGTCTGAGTAACAATAAGAATATTGTGCCGGTGTGTGCCATGGGCAGGCCGGACGCATCCGTATGTACGTGTGAATAGGGGCCCTTTTACTATACTACTCTATCACTCTTATAAAACATGTAAAAAGAAATGGCATCGCAGACTTTTTTCATAATATCTCATAATATCTCATAATATACTATACTAATAATGTCGGCATTTGATATTGATAAACCCTCCGACGTTATCGGCGAAGGTACATATGGGTGTGCTCTCCGACCACCTATGAAGTGCCGTGATGAACCGCTGCGTAACAAAAACGATATTTCCAAGTTAATGACTTCTGCAAATGCAATAAAAGAACTGAAAGAATTTGCACTTATTGATGCCGCCGATACACAAAAACAGTTTTATTTAGGTAAACCCAGCAAATGTGCGCCGGACAGAATATTGAGCAATATACGATCTATACGTAAGTGCCCCTCGGGTAAATTTGCACCGGAGAGAATGGACGACTACTCTTTGCTCGTCATGAAGTACGGTGGGCAAGACCTCGAACAATTTGGCGAGGAAGTTCAGACTTGGACAAAAACTAAGGAACATGTTGACGCCATTGAGCTGTTTTGGTTAGAAGTCGTCCGCCTCTTTTATGGGCTGAAAGTATTACACGATAATGATGTGGTGCATCACGACTTAAAACAACAAAATATCGTATATGACCGGGAAACGAACCGAGTGAATTTTATTGATTTCGGCTTTATGGAAAAGAAGTCCACACGCATTTATGCGTCGAAAGTAGAGGCGAACTGGCTCGGCAATAGACATCATTGGTCGTTTCCGCTTGAAGCGATTTATTGGAATAAAGATGAATATATGAGGGCGGCGACCAAGGGAAAGACCGAGAAGGCTTTTAAATCATTCGCTATATCGGTTGCGAACAATTGCGGATATTTTTTTACCAGCTGCCTCCCACCTAACTACGCTAACGCAAAAACGGAAGAAGCGGTCAAAATAGCTGCTAAAAAAGCTTTTAGAAATGTTCTTGAATTTGAACCGAATGATGAAGCCTATGACCGATTTATTGATAAATCTATTGACAGTGTTGATACGTATGGTCTTGGAATTGCGCTTATGTTTGTTCTACAACGGTCTAAGCATTTATTGTCTCCAGACTTTTTAAAAAATTTGGGCGGTCTCTTTACGGTGTACATGCTTAACCGGAACGTATTTCTACGTTCCACACCTGATCAATTATTAGCACGGTATGAAGACCTTTTGACGAATAGCGGGCTGCTTGAAAAACATAACAAGCATATTGAGAAACATTTGATTGCGAATAAAGTGTCGGACGAAATGAAGGTTGCTGATGCGATTGCTGATGCGATTGCTGATAGTAGTTTTATGGTCCAGGTTGACGCTCGGGATGCGACACACAATATAGAGATTGTTCGTGATTGCCCCGCCGGCAAAGAGTTTAATCCGCTTACGAAACGCTGTGTGAATGTTTGTGCGCCTGGGAAAGTTAGAAATCCCGACTTTAAGTGTCTTAAATCCGTTGCTCCGGTCGTAGACAAAGGAGTAGTAGAGCTACGCACTTGCCCCGATGGAATGGAACGTAATCCGCGTACTAGACGGTGTGTTAAGGCGTGCAAAGTGGGTCATGTTAGAAATGCCGACTTTAAGTGTGTTAGTGGTCGTGGCACACGTAAGGCCAAGAAGGCGATCTCTGCGATTGTTGCGACTGGTCCTAGTCCCGCGTCCACCGTCAGTACGATGTTGGATATTCCACTAATGACCCTCTCTGATCACGAGACCAAGACACGGTCTTACCACGGTTCCAAGTCCCGGTCCAAGCAATTGTATAACCCCAAATCCGACCACTGGTCCACGACCCTGTCCAAGCATTCTGTCAAGATACCTGAGATGGTTGCAGTCAAGACACGGTCTAGGCATTCTGCCAAGACACCTGAGCGTGTTGCAGACAAGACACGGTCTAGGGAGAAAATGTTCTCTCGTGATGCATAACCATTTTATTTTACTGATTATTTTTTAGAGTGTTCACGTAGACAAGCATAATGCGGTCACTATATAAATATAACCCGAGTGGAACTGAACCATTCCATTCTATTCTATTATAACTAATTATTTTCAAGAGTAAGGAGAACCTTGACAATAATATCCGAGGAAACCCTTCAAAACACCCCTTTTATTGGCTATTCAGAAACCAGTGGGATATTATGATGTGGGTCATTAAGTGAAATCCAATCCGGGGGGCGAAGCCCCCCACTGGGATCCTTTCACTATACTACTCTATCACTCTTTAAAAAGTCCAGAAAAGAAATGGCATCGCTCCGCGAAAATGGACAAAAATAAATGTCCAAAATTCAAAAAGGCCAGGGAAATCTTGTAAACGCCCTCTTAGAAAAACACGTTGTTAGCATAATGCTGCAAATCCCGATTTTTCATTGAATTTATTGGCTGCATACTTTTTTAAGTATATTTGTCCAAAAACCATTTAGACAACTTCTGCGGAGTATATATAAGCAACAAATGCTCCCCAATAAGTTGCAAAAAAAATGTACAGAATATTTATGTGAAAAATGTGATTATACTTGCAGCAATCTGACAAACTTTAATAAACATTTGCTTACCAATAAACATATTGCTAGATGTTGCTCGGACAATGCTCCGATAAGTTGTCTAGATTACAATTGTGATTGTGGACATACATACAAGCATAGACAAAGCTTTAATCGTCACAAAAAATCTTGTCAATATACAACAGAACCTTATATCGTTGCCGCCGGTACACAACCCCTGCCTCCCAGTTTTGATGCATCACTTGTTCTTGAATTACTTAAACAAAACCAAGAATTCAAAGACTTGTTAATTGAACAAAATAAACAAATGCTAGAGCTCGCAAATAAAGCCGGCAACAACAATAACAATACTAACAGCAACAATACTACCAACAACAATAAGTTCAATCTCAACGTTTTCCTCAATGAAACTTGTAAGGACGCCATTACAATGGACGACTTCATCAAATCATTTGAAGTCACGCGAGATGAGTTCCTTCATACTGGTAAGGTTGGCTACATTGAAGGTCTTTCGGCCGTCATGACTAACCGGTTCCGAGACATGGACGTGCACACCCGACCCTTGCATTGTACCGACTTGAAGCGAGAAACCATCTATATCAAGAATGCGGACAAATGGGAAAAGGACGATGCAGCCAAGACGCATATGAGAAAAGCCGTGAGAGGCGTTGCTTGGAAGAACAAACAGGAAATGTGGAGATGGTATGATGAGAACAAGCCGGAGGTTGAACAAATTGGTACTGATGTATGCGAGGACTACTTCCAATATCACAGGTCCACTTTGGGAGGCTATGGAAAGGAAGAAGACATGAAGTTTGAAGATAAAATTATCCACAATGTTCTCAGTAGTGTTCACGTAGATAAGTCTACCTCGTTGACTATTTGATGTTATAGTTAAATAGTTATAATACTATATAAATATTTAATTACAATAAATGCAAATGTCACAGTCAGATAAAACCGATATTAAAAAACTGTGTAAAAACGAGAACTGTTCTCCTACACAAAATGATACAAGTACTGAAAAATGTGTATTGTGCGATGGGTATTTTGCGGACAATGGACTGAATGACATTTATTTTTTAGAAGAAAATGGTGAAGCTGGAACCTGTTCATTATGCGGCAAAGACGAAAATGTATGCATAATGAAGAGTTCGGGACAATGTATTTGCGTAAATGCATGCGATGAAGAATGTGATGAAGAATGTGATAGTTAAAGTCTACATCGTTAACTCTTTGTTGTACTCTGTCATCGTGCCACTCAACCATTCTATTTACCTATTATACCAATTATTTTCAAGAGTAAGGAGAACCTTGACAATAATTACAAGAAAACCCCTCAAAAATGACCCTTTTATTGGCTATTCAGAAACCAGTGATTTAATAATAAGTGGCCCTTTAATTGAAACCCGAGAAAGGGACCCGTTTAACGTACTACACCATCGCTCTTTACATTTCAAACGCCAATTTTATAAATAGTTTTCTTTATTTTTCTGGTCGTTCATGCAAAATTGATTATAAAATTAAGAACATATAACATAGATATAACTTATACAACAATGTCGCAATTATTATCTATTGGAGTAATCAATAAAACTTCCGGAGACGAAGAACTCGCGAGGCAATTGCAAATGCAATTTAATGCCGAATATAATCATAACCTTAACAGTTCTCCTACCTCGTCCAACGAACAGATTATCGATATATACGAATTGTCGTTTGAACATGGGAAAGTTATGCAATTCATTGAGACCAAGTACTCAAAGGCATTAATTGAATGCGCCCCTATCATTGATGCTATCAACAAATGCAGAGGTGACAATGTTCAATTGGTTGCTGAGCTCGCGACAACGATTAAAAGCAAACTTCCTAACGCGATCAAAAACAGGGTGTCCTTTTGTTTCTACTGCGCAACATGGAAGGCCAAGATAGGCCGCAGGGAAACCGCCAAATTCTTGTTTGGAAATGAATGGGGAGGCCACTGGGGTTGGTGGATTCGAACAGCGATTGAAAGACAGAAAATCGGAACTTGGCGAAGCATCATCAAACAGATGAAAGATTTTGGACTTGATATCGAAAAGTTTCCAGCGTGGCCCAGCAACAACACGATTCTCTTTGAGAACAGTGTTCTTCGTCTGAAAGTAATAGGCACGACTGGCTACTGCGTAGACTACTTGTAGCCGGGTTGGAAAAGGTCTTACTAGCAGTAAAGACAATCGGCGTTTGAAATGTAAAAAGGTATAAAACCCCCCGCATATTATACTTGTGCAATATAGTATGGCAGATTAGCGTGTTCTCGGCGTTTATTTTTATTTTAGTGGTACATCCATACACCTATGCATTGACGCAAAGAATGTTCGGCGGATTTTTAGGTAAAATTGCAGATGCAAGCGGTTGCCCCACGACGCGCGGCTTAATCCTTCACACAATTGTGTACATCTTGTTGGTTCGCGGTTCTATGGATTTGCACTTGTTTTAAACCATAAAACAATGTGTAAAATGAAAAATTGAAATATTTGGTTTACAATTACAAACAATTATAAACCAAATAATGAGCCGCATTGTAAACAAAAGAGGACAAATTGTACATCCGGTTCAAACGCCGGTAACAACCACACAAGTAACGCCAACGACTAATTGGATTGATCACACAAAAAAATTTGGGTCTGATAATAATATGTCATTTGGCAATTCGTTATCTGATGTTAATAACCGATGCCAATATTATGACACTATGATTGACCGAAATAAATATAACAGAGGTCCAAACTTACTCCAACCTGACCATCCAGCAATGCATCCATTTATACCAAATTTATCAGTGTCAGACAAAAAAATAAAAGATGAAATATACGTCCAAACCAAAAGAGCAATGTGTGGAAAAGCACATACTTTTAAAAAATAAAAATAATAAATAATAAATATGAGGGAAACATCTTTTTTATTCAGTGTATGAAATGTCCAAAGGTGTACAAAATAAATAATGCTTTGTTGTCCGGGGGCGAAGCCCCCACTGGGACCCCGTTAATGTACTGAACCATTCCATTTAATATAACCAATTATTTGCAAGAGTAACGAGAACCTTGACAATAATTTTCAAGAAAACCCCTTAAAATGACCCTTTAATTGAAATCCAATCCGGGGGCGAAGCCCCCCACTGGGATCCTTTTACTATACTACTCTATCACTCTTTAAAAAGTCCAGAAAAGAAATGGCATCGCTCCGCGAAAATGGACAAAAATAAATGTCCAAAATTCAAAAGTGCCAGGGAAATCTTGTAAACGCCCTCTCAGAAAAACACGTTGTTAGCATAATGCTGCAAATCCCGAATTTTCATTGGAAATACTGGCTGCATACTTTTTTAAGTATATTTGTCCAAAAACCATTTAGAACTAAATCTTGCTCCAATGTAAGAACTAAATGGAGCAACCCGGAGCCGTAAATAGTTCAAGCAAATTTGAATGTATTCAGTGTAACTACAACACAATCAGACATAGTCAATATACTAGACATTTATTGACAGCATTGCATAAACGGAAATGTATGGATACTATTGAAGATAATTCGTCAGCTGGGTTCACGTGTTCGTGTGGTAATATTTACAAATATAAACGCGGATTAAGTAAGCATAAAACAAAATGTTTTGGAACACTTTACGCGAACACATTTCATACGAAAGTTGAACCGATAGATCACCCAAATGTCCAAATTAAAGCACTGACCGAAGTAATTATAGACTTAGTGAAACAAAACCAAGATTTTAAAGACCTTATGATTGAACAAAATAAACAAATGCTAGAACTCGCTAATAAAGCTGGACATAACACCAACTGTAACAATACTAACAGCAACAATAAGTTCAACCTCAATGTTTTCCTCAATGAAACTTGCAAGGACGCTATCACTATGGACGACTTCATCAAATCATTTGAAGTCACGCGAGATGAGTTCCTCCATACTGGCAGGGTTGGTTACATTGAAGGTCTTTCTGCCGTCATGGCTAACCGGTTCCGGGACATGGATGTACATACACGACCATTGCACTGTACGGATTTGAAAAGGGAAACCATCTATATCAAGAATGCCGACAAATGGGAAAAGGACGATGCAGCCAAGACGCATATGAGAAAAGCTGTCAGAGGCGTTGCTAGGAAGAACAAACAGGAAATGTGGAGATGGTATGATGAGAACAAACCGCAGGTGGAACAAATTGGCTCTGATGTATGCGAGGACTACTTCCAGTATCACAGGTCCACCCTGGGAGGCTATGGAAAGGAAGAAGATATGAAGTTTGAAGACAAGATTATCCACAATGTTCTCAGCAGTGTTCATGTAGATAAGTCTAGTGCACTCACTGTATAAATATAACGACTGTGACACTGAACCATCCCATTCTATCTTATAATATCTATTATTTTCAAGAGTAAGGAGAACCTTGACAATAATTACTAGAAAACCCCTCAAAAATGACCCTTTTATTGGCTATTCAGAAATAAGTGGGATATTATGATGTGGGTCATTAAGTGAATTCCCACAAAACCACGTTTTTACGCCGAGCAATATAACGAAAAGGATTTAAAATCACTGGCGTATAATATCGTAATAATATTGTTTTAATATAATGCCAAAAGTGGATATAGACTATTCTAACACCCTCTTTTACAAGATTTCTTGCAAAGATACAAGCATTTCCGAAGTCTATATCGGACATACTACTAATTTTGTACAGAGAAAATCGGGTCATAAACAGAGTTGCAACAATCCCAAAGCTACTAACCACGATTGCAAGTTGTACAAATTTATCCGAGATAACGGCGGATGGGACAATTGGCGTATGGATATCATTGCTTACCACGAATGCAAAGACCTACATGAAGCTCGTACAAAAGAACAAGAATTTTTTATTATGCACAATGCTACGTTGAATAGTATTGAACCTATGCCTAGACCAAAGCCTCCTCGCATACGCATGAATGACCTCAATCCTATTAAATCTGCGCATACTTGCGATGTTTGTAAGTTCTCTTGCTTCAATACCTTAGATGTTTTCACACAACATCTTACACGAAATAAACACATTAAAGCTGCGAAACGAGCAACCTACTGTACGGGGGATGATTATATCTCCCTTAAATTTATTTGCGAAAAATGTGATTACAAATGTTCTAAGCAAAGTGAATTTAATAAACATATATCCACTAATAAACATAAGACCCTACAAACGCCTACCACAGATGTCACACAAAAAGTTTATGCATGTGGTTGTGGAAAAATATATAAACATTCATCTACTCTGTATGCTCACAAACATAAATGTGATTATGCACAAACGATTGATGAACCATCTAACGATACTACTCCACCACAACCATCGGGTCAAGTAGATATGTCACTTGTTATTGAACTTCTTAAACAAAACCAAGAGTTCAAAGACTTGTTAATTGAGCAAAATAAACATATGTTAGAGCTCGCAAATAAAGCTGGCAACACCAACTGTAACAATACTAACAGCAACAATAAGTTCAACCTCAACGTTTTCCTCAATGAAACTTGTAAGGACGCTATCACTATGGACGACTTCATCAAATCATTTGAAGTCACGCGAGATGAGTTCCTCCATACTGGCAGGGTTGGTTACATTGAAGGTCTTTCTGCCGTCATGGCGAACCGGTTCCGGGACATGGATGTACACACGCGACCCTTGCATTGTACTGACTTGAAGCGGGAAACCATATATATCAAGAATGCCGACAAATGGGAAAAGGACGATGCAGCCAAGACGCACATGAGAAAAGCCGTCAGAGGCGTTGCTTGGAAGAACAAACAGGAAATGTGGAGATGGTATGATGAGAACAAACCGCAGGTGGAACAAATTGGTACTGATGTGTGTGAGGACTACTTCCAATATCACAGGTCCACTTTGGGAGGCTATGGAAAGGAAGAAGATATGAAATTTGAAGATAAGATTATCCACAATGTTCTCAGTAGTGTTCACGTAGATAAGTCTAGTGCACTCACTGCATAACCATGGTGGCACTGAACCATTCCATCTTATAATATCTATTATTTTCAAGAGTAATGAGAACCTTGACAATAATACACCAGGAAACCCCTCAAAAATGACCCTTTTATTGGCTATTCAGAAACCAGTGATTTAATAATAAGTGGCCCTTTAATTGAAATCACGACAAAACTATATAGACACCCATATCCCACACTCGTCCAAAGTCTTACAGTGATTTTACCTTATCATTATTGTCTCGTCCATCAGGTCCACCACGTCTTCGTCATGTGTTATTATTATTATACAATCCTTCTCTTTTGCTTTCTCTCGCAGCAGTTGCTTGATTTCTTCTTTTAATTCTCCATCTACTCCATTTGTTGGTTCGTCCAATATCAATATTCCTCCTCCCTTTATTAGACCGCTCAACACATTTGACACCTGTCTCTCTCCTCCTGACCATTTCTCTCCTACACTTCCTTCCTTCTTTATTACTTCTTTCACCCTTTCACGCGACCCTGACTTTACACGAGACATCTCTTCCTTACAACGCTTCTCATTCTCACATCCATACAACACGTTCTCTTCCATTGTCCGGTCAAACATCTTTCCTTTCTGGTCCACATACGTTATCTTACGACGCAACTCTTTCTCACTTATTTCTCCTATCTCTTTTC